CGACCCAGATGAAATTCTGAATGACCCAGAGGAAGCAGCTATCATGGCACAAATTATAGGAATGCAAAATGTTGGACAAAACACAGGCGAGGAAACTCAACCCGGTGGTCAACAACCAGCAGGTATGGGAGGTCTTGGCGGAACACCTGTCGAACCTCAAGACCTTGGAGCTACAGGCACTGGCGGTGGCAACATCGGAATCGGAGATGTACCGGTTGCAGGGGAGGATACATTCTCTGGCACGGTTGGAATCCCTACCGCAGCAGGTTAAAGAAGCACTAAATAGAATAGAATAATATGAAACCTTTAAATCCAAAAGATATAAAAGCAGACAAAGAATTAGCTATAAGACTTGAAACTTTAAAAGAAGGAGAGTCTGGATTACTTTCTAGAGATTTTTTACCAGATAATAGAGAACTTTCTGAAGATGAGTTTGCAGAACAAGGATTAAGAAGTACTATTAAAAGAATGCTAAAAGTTTTACAAGACCCAAAAACTAGAGATGAAGGACTTTCTGAATTACGTAAAGCTCATCCTGATATTTCAACTAAACAAATTACAAAAGTAATGCAAAATGAATTAATTGAAGATGATGAAAAAATGAAAGAAAAAAGAGATAATAAAGACGATGGTGGATTAATTGGCGGTCAAAAAGATTTAGATTTAAATAAAGATGGAGACCTTAACGAAGAAGATTTTAAAATGTTAAGAGAAAGAAAACAAGAAGGTGGTATGATGATGGATGACCAAATGGCAAACATGATGCAAGAAGAAACAATGCCTTCTATGGAAAATCAAATGGCAGACATGATGCCTCCAGTTACAGAAACTACTGAAGAAGAATTACAAGAAAGAAAAGAAATAGAAGAGTCTCAAGTTCCAGACGAAATGATGGAAAATAATTATATAGACTTTTTAATAGATGAAGCATTAGACGAAAATGAAGAAGAAATTTTAATGCAAGAATTACAAGCAAATCCACAACTTAGTATGTTATTTGACAAAGTTATGGAAGTTGCTATGGAATTTTCAGGCTCTGGTCCTGTTGAAGGACCGGGCTCGGAAGTCTCTGATTCGATACCCGCAAGGTTGTCGGATGGAGAGTTTGTCTTTACTGCAAAAGCTGTAGATGTTATCGGAGCAGACAATTTAATGTCTATGATGAAACAAGCTGAAGCTCAAGCAGACCAAAGACAAATGGCTCAAGAAGGTGGACTAATGGAAGAAGAAGAAACTGCTATGCCGGTTCAACAAGAACCAGTTAGGCAGGAGATTCGTGTTACCAAAGAAACAGTTGGTTCTGAAGCAGCAATGCAAGAAGAAGAAGACTTAGTTGGTGACGAGATTAAAAAATCTATGCTTTCCGGAAGACCACACGTTAGGAGCTAAAGGAATAAAGCTACCCTGTTTACAGGCACTTTATTATTAATAACAACAACCGAAAGGCTACCTTTACAAGACAAGCCCTGCAAGTGCACATCGCAGCTACCTTGTTAAACGAAGCCCTGAGTAGGAGGATAGAAAATGACTGAAGAAATTCAGAATGAGGAACAGCCAAATCCTTATAATTATAAAAAATCTTGGCACGAAGGCGATGATAAACCTTTCCAGTCATCAGAGCAGTTATACTTTGAAGACCCATCAGAAAAAAATAAATTATTTAAATCTGGTGATGTTAACGAAGCAGAACAAGCTGGTAACGTTGAAGTAGAAAATCTGGAAACTACTAAGGATGAACCTTATAAAAAACCAGACTATAAAAAACGTTATGATGATTTAAAAAGACATTATGATTCTAAACTTAATGAGTTTAAATCTAGGGAACAGGAGTTACTTGAAGAAGCTGCTAAAAACAGAACTGATTATGAAGCTCCTAAAACTGAAGAAGAACTTGAACAGTTCAAACAACAGTATCCTGATGTCTATGAAGTTGTGGAAACTGTAGCTCACTTACAAAGTGAATCTAAGGCAAAAGTTCTTGAAGAACGTCTTAGTAAACTCCAAGAACGTGAAACAGAAATAGCACAACGAGAAGCGGAAAAAAGGTTAATGGAAAGACATCCTGATTTTGACGATGTTAGAAACAGTGATGATTTTCATACATGGGCAAAAGAACAGCCTGAGTCTATCCAAAATTGGATATACAAAAATGCTGATGATGCCGATTTAGCTAGTCGTGCAATAGATTTATTTAAAAAAGATATAGGCATGGATGTTGCTCCTAAGAAAGAAAAGTCATCTTCTAAAAAGACTAAATCTGCTGCTGATATGGTATCTACTAAAACTACAAGTGTAGAACCTAAACAGGAAAAGATATGGTCTGAAAAGGAGATTGCTGCTATGAGTATGGCTGAATTTGATAAATACGAAAGTGAAATCAGTGAAGCTATGCAACAAGGCAGAATCATAAAATAAACTATAAATACACAGGAGTATTATCATGGCTCAATTTTTTGAACCGTCAACCGATACTAATGCAAACTTTGCAAACTCCGTAAGTGGACAAGCTAATAGTTTTTTCCTACCTTCGATTTATTCTAAAAAGGTTTTAAACTTTTTCAGAAAAGCATCGGTGGTTGAAGCTATTACTAACACCGACTATGCTGGTGAAATATCTGCTTTCGGAGATTCTGTAAAGATTATTAAAGAACCTGTAATCTCTGTATCGGATTACACTAGGGGTTCTGACACTTCTGCGACTAAATTAACTGACCAAGAGTTAAACTTAGTTGTAGACCAAGCGAAAGCTTTCAAATTCATCGTAGATGATATTGAAACTAATATGTCGCACGTTAACTTCAAAGAAGTTGCAACTTCATCTGCAGCGTATGCTCTTAGAGATTCATACGATGCTGCTGTTATTGCAGAAATGTTCTCTGGAGTTTCTTCATCTGGTCCTGACCACGTAATAGGTTCTGACAGTGCTACTGCTGATGCCACTATGGCTCACGCAACTAACTCTGTTGACTTATTAGGTTCTGACGGAACTGGTGTAGATGCAATAGACCTTATGGCTAGAATGGCTAGATTAATGGACGACCAAAACATCCCTGAAGAAGGTAGATGGTTTGTTGCTCCACCTTCGTTCTACGAAGAGTTAGCACAGTCTGGTTCTAAACTATTGTCTGTTGACTTTAATGCTGGTCAAGGTTCTATTAGAAACGGTCTAGTTTCTAGTGGAAAACTAAGAGGGTTCGACATGTACAAATCCAACAACGTTGCTTCTACAAGTAACGCTACTGGTAAAGTACTTGCTGGACACATTAGTTCTACTGCAACTGCTCAAACAATCATCTCAACTGAGGTACTTAGAGACCCTAGTTCATTCGGTGACATTGTTAGAGGATTGCACGTTTACGGAGCTAACGTTCTTAGACCTGAAGCTTTAGTTTCAGCATTCTACGTTGTAGACTAACAATAATTGGGGGAGTCTTCGGACTCCTCCTTTTTTAGGAGAATAAAATGGAAAATATTAAACATTACGAAACAATTCAAGAAAAAGAAGAAAAGTGTTCTGAAATGGTAGGTCACAATACTATGAGATTTGAATACGAAGAATCTAAAGGAGAAAAATAATGCCGGGTATGATGAAAAAAAAGAAAGACATGAGAATGTCTTATATGGAAGGTAAAGAGGTTAAAAGAGAAAAAATGATGTATGGTTCTAGAAAACCTATGAGTAAAGGAACTAGATATGGTATGTCTGATGGTGGACCGGCTGTAAAAGCATCTATGCAAACTCAAAAGCCTAATTAATAAACGGAGAAAACTATGCCAAGTGGACCGGGAACATATGGAAGTAAAAGAGGTAGACCTGCTAAAAAGACTACTAATAAAAAAACTTCTAATAAAAAAGTTATGATAAAAGGTGCTGATGTTTCAGCTCTTACTAAAAGACAACAAGATGTTATGAAAAAGCACTCTAAACATCATACTGGAAAACATATGAAATCCATGACCGCTATGATGAAAAAAGGTAAAACTTTTACTCAAGCACATAAAGCAGCACAGAAAAAAGTAGGAACATAGTATGGCTACAACATATCTTGATTTAACTAATGAAATACTTAGAGAACTAAACGAAGTTCCTCTAACTTCTACAAACTTTGCAAGTGCTGTAGGTTTTCAACAGTTTGTCAAAGATTCTATAAACAAAGCTATCTTTGATGTAGCAAATGAAGAGCCACAGCTACCATTCTTTTCCGCAGGATTAAGTGGAGCAACAGACCCGTTTTATGGTAATACAACTGTTGCGACAGTAGCTGGACAAAGATGGTATACGTTAAAAGATGGTAGTTCTAGTTTAACTACAGACTTTGCATCTATTGATTGGGATGATTTTTATATTACTACAATCAATGTTTCTGGTGAGTCAGCTCCATTTGTTTCTAATGGGTTAAAACACATTAACCTTGAAGAATGGCGAAGATTTTTAAGAGACCCAGAAAATGCAGATGATGCTAATACTCAAGCTCATGGTGAGCCTAAATATGTATTTAAATCCCCAGACAGTAGAAAGTTTGGGTTAAGTCCAATACCGGACAAAGTTTATAATGTACACTTTTATGCATTTAATAGACCAACAGCATTAAGTGCTTTTGGTGACGAAATAGTTTTTCCAGAACAATACAGTAATGTAATTACAGCTAGAGTTAGATACTATGTGTGGCAATTTAAAGAAAGTCCACAACAAGCTGCATTTGCATTAGAAGATTATAAAAAATCATTAAAACACATGAAGTCAAGTTTAATTAATCCTACTCCAAGAACTATGGTAGATGACAGACTTTATTACTAGGAGATATGAATGACAACTAAAATACCTGCAGAATTATCAAGCACCCCCGGAATTGTAGATAATAGTAATGCAACAGCTATAACTATTGATAGTAGTGAGAATGTAACTATAAATGGAGATACATTTATAAACAGAAATAATCAAACATCAGGAGTAATAAAATTTGGGGGAACTACGAATGGTGGATTTATAGATTTTGATGGTGGTAGTCTACAACTTAATACACAAAGAGACCCAAACACAGGAACATTTGTAAATACTAGTAAATCTCATGCTTCTATTATCATGCAAGGCAACGATGGAGACTCTAATATAAGATTTTTAACAACTAGTTCAAATAATACAACAGCAACAGAAAGATTAAGAATATTAAAATCAGGTGGTATTACTTTTAACGGTGATAGTGCAGCAGCAAATGCTTTAGACGATTATGAAGAAGGTACTTGGAGTCCTAATTTTGCAGCTACAGGTTTATCTGTAACACATGATATATCAAATGGATATTATACAAAAATAGGTAATCATGTATTTTTTAGTATGTTAATAGGAACTAATGCTGTATCAGGTACTAGCACATATCATTTAACAATTACTGGACTTCCTTATGCTGCTTTAAATTCTGCTATATCTATGTCATCTGGTAGTGTTGGATTAGCATATAAATTTGTTAATAATGAAAACGGTGTAAAATGGTTTATAGCAGCAAATACAAGTGAAATACGTTTTTATGATGGTGACTCAAATACAGGAGCAATTACAGAATCTAATCATTTATCAACTGCAACTACCAGTAATAGAATGTATATAACAGGACACTATTTAACAGCTTAATTTTAATGAGGAAATAATTATGGCAATAACAAAAGAAACAGTAGTAGATAAAATTGAAGTACTAGAAATAGGTTCAGTACAAGTTAGAGCTGCTACAGTAATAAAAGAAGATGGTAATGAACTTAATCGTTCTTTTCATAGACATGTCGTAGTACCAAGCACTAAAAATGGTGACACTTGGGAGGACACTGACATCTCTGAAGAAGATGCAAAAGTTCAAGCTATCTGTAACGCTGTATGGACTGATGAAGTCAAAACAGCTTATCAAGAAATGGTGGATGCTCAAAATAATTTAGGAGAGTAATATGGCACTAACAAAAGTAACTTCATCATTAACCGATTTAGACGGTGGTATTACTATTGATAATATTACTATTGATGGAACTGAAATAGATTTATCCTCTGGCTCTTTGACTATTGATGTTGCAGATAATATTGTTCTTGATACTGATGGTGGAAATATAGCTTTAAAAGATGCAGGAACTCAATGGGGTAATTTTGCAAACAATGGTGGAGATTTTGAAATAGATTCTCTTGTTCAAGATAAAGACATAAAATTTAATGGTAATGATGGTGGCTCAACTATAACTGCTGGATTTTTTGATATGTCTGATGGGGGAAAATTGCAAATAGGTGCATCAACCGTAGCTAATTTAAATATGGGTCGTAATAGCGATGTCATAGAAATAAAAGCAAAAAAAGACGGCACAGATGCTATTCCTTTGACTTTTCATACTCAAGCTTCTGGTGGTACTACAGGAGAAAGAATGCGAGTACAAGCTAGTGGTAATGTTTCTATTGGAAGTACTACAGCAGATTCCATGAGATTAAACATAGATGCAGGTGGAACACATGGAATTTTTGTAGATGATATTGGTACAGGTTATGACGGTATACAAATAAGAGGTAGTAATACTACTGGTAGTTTTTTTGCATTGTCTTTTAAAAGGTCAAATAACACATTGGTAGGATATATTTTAGCAGAAGCTTCTACTACGTCTTTTGTTTCAGGGTCGTCAGATTTATCATTAAAAGAAAATATAGTAGATTGGAACGAAAATGTTTTAGATAAATTTAAAGACATAAAACCAGTTACTTTTAATTTCATATCTGATGAATCTAAAGAAACTAAAAAAGGTTACATAGCTCAAAATGAAGTGGACAAGTTTCCAGAAGCATACCCAAAAAATCCTAATGACGAAAAGTATTCTTTTAATCCAAGTGGTATGGTTACTTATTTAATGAAAGCAATCCAAGAATTATCAGTAAAAGTAGAGGAACTAGAAAGTAAAATAAATGAGTAGAAGTCAGCCTTACACAGTAGCATGTGCCGGAGGTTTAGTTACTTCATCAAATGCTATTGACTTGCTTAAAACTCCCGGTGTAGCAACTGAGCTAAGAAATTTTGAAGTTTCTACCAAGGGTGGTTACAGACGTATTAATGGCTTTACAAAGTTTGGTGGTGGTAGTGCCGTACAACCTACAGGTAGTTCAACAACTATCTTAGGTGCAATACCTTATGCCGATGGTGTAGTTGTTTGTGCAGGTACAAGTATTTATTTTAGTCAAA